GTGTCTATCAGAGGTTGAGCTATTTCACGCTCATGAAGACCTAGCTCAAGGAGGGCATTGTTCACATTTTGAAGTGTAACTTCTGCACCATTCTTAACCTTAGTCCAATAAGGCATCTCAAGTATAGTATCTAAACTTAATGGAGCTACGTATCGACCCAAAATGGGTTCGAAACGAAACCTCCTCTTCAGAAATGACACCTCACTCAAGTACCTACAACCCCCAACATCATCGAGTGACGCTTCCTTGTCCTCAGGAGTGAAAGTCAAACCCAGCTCTTGAAAAGCTTTTGTTAACGTCCACTGATTAAAGAATTCAGTAACATCACTACGAATAGCTAAAACACCATCGTCTCCATAATCTACTAATTCAGCACAGTCCTCAAATCTAAATCGCTCTAAGTACTCCTGTTTGCAGATTACCTTCCACGCCATACGCATAATCACCGAATGAAACAGACAATTAATATTCACCGTTCCAGGATGACCTGAACACAAAGACTGCACCCAACGGTACACGTCCCTTCCTACGACATGATAAGACTCACACACAACACTCCACAGCTTTCTCCTTGCAACATCAAATTCGCGATCTTCGAAAAGACTTATAATCTTCTCTCCAATTGCAGCATTAATTTGCGCGGATTGATTGGCATCAAATGCAGAGAAATCTCCAGCGACTTTATTCCTGACATCTCCAAATCGATTTAGTTTACGAGCTAAAACGTCCCAGTCATCACCATAGGGATTTATTCCTACAGCTGACTCTCCTATCAACTTGGATCTATTGGTATTCACAAAGAATGACTTGAAGTATCTATTAAAAAGAATTTGGTAATCGACAGGAGCCGGACAAAAAAGTCTGGTCTTGCCAATACGGGCTTTCTTCTTCAAGATCGTCTCATCCTTAAGTGAATCACCAAAGTACCACCGAGGGGTTTGAACATCAGGATCATTCAGCGTGGCTTCGATTTTATCTACTTCATCCATCAGTTCCCGGTACAGGGGACCAACGGTAGAAGGCGACCTTTCATTACCAATGCCAAAATATACCTCTTTACCTTTATAACCTTCAACTGATGAGGCATTCCAGGGATACCCAGCAGAACTTTGGAAGTTCATCGGGTCTATGAACGCTTCACCAGGTCTTCCATAAATCACGTCTTCATAAGACATCCTCCGAAGTGGAATCGCATCGTTTGTGAAACTATTGAACTGTAATGAAACAGCCTCATTCACACAACTGTTGACCAAATCCTCATCATAAAACAACAATGGCTTATTATAGCGCTTGTATGCTTCTTTCATCGGATTAATTTTCTCACCTTCAATTTCAAATGGGCGCAATGGTGCAGGGGTTTTTTTCGCAGGACCCCACGCTCCATATAGCTCACTTCTTCGAATTTGCGATATTCCAGAACTGTAAGATGGCCTCATCACACTTCCAACCTTTGTAATGCTGGTGTGTAAAGTATCAACAACTGCCTCCATCTGCGCGACTAGCGACTCCTCGAAAATTAGCCCTGTAAACAGAGCGCCTATTCCCAATGTGCCACTACCAGCAACGTGAATGCCTATAAACCTCTTACTCCTCTCATGACTAGCTGTCGAGAAAATCGGAAGACCACACAAGCCTTTACTCGTAGTAGCCGGATATTCAATCACATGGTTCTTCAGATGTATCTTACGTCCGCCAAGACTGTATTCTACATCACCTCTACTTTTGGCAGTAGTGAAGAGGACACCTCTTTCGGAACGCATTGCAATAGAACGTTTAGCGTACTTGTCATTTGATGACACCTGAATGTACGATCTTATGTCCCGGTGTTTGACGCACCCGGGAACATTTAATCGCACCATGTCAGGACCACATTGCTTTGCTTCCAGTAAATACTTCAAATCCAGTGAGATTGTTCTACCGTCCACCCCATTCAACTGGAGTTTTAGGCATTGAACCTCATTATCTTCAAAATACTTCTGAAAGTGACCACAAGTGATGAAAACATTGTCATGCAAGAAGAATCCATAACCAAATTTCTTTCCCCCTTCAGGGCCTATAGAATAGTAGTTTTTGTTCCACGCCGCTTCTATCAATGCGTCTTCGCCGAACTCAGCTCTCAAAAGATTACTTTCTTGTGACACCTTATCTCTCTCCTCTTCCTTGTCATCCGCATAGCCCAATGCCCATCCTAGAAAGGACGTCATCGTTCCGACAACAAATCTAGCGCCAAGAGCAAGACCAGCGAGTATTGCTGCTGAAGCCAAAATTTTCTTCGTTGTTTCCCAATTAAACCAAGGGAATAATTCAGAGAGTACTTGACTCAGCGTGGACCTTGCTTTTCCAACAACATCCCATATCACATACTTCCAAGGCTTCTTTTCTATCAGAGACCACGTTGCATCCTGACCTCTGCGCATTACCAACCCTAAAGTTCCAGGATCAACAAAGCGCAAAAACAAGTCCAAATGCTGACAATGTTCTCTAACGTACTTCTCGAAACCTAATGAACAGTCAGCGAAAACCACCCTTGGAATTTCAACATCACACGAAACTCTCTCATTAGAAAAAGACGCTTCCATGAGCCACCACATAGCGGTAACGTAGTCAATCAAATCAAACGAAACACCAAATTCCGAACTCAAATCACGTACAGCCATTTCAATTTCAGAGCGCGTTGGCATTAGGCGAACCTTTTCTTCAATCTCCTCATCCATCTGAGCGTGAAATTCAGCCTCCAACGAACTCTGAAGGTCCTGACCTATCATAAACGCTCTATCATCATTCATTGGGGCATATGAAGCCATCAACTCAAGCTGTTTATACTTTCTGCTTACACGCAAGGCAAACTCCTTTGAAGAAATAGCCTCTGTATAAGCGTACTCATATCCATTTTGAGTACCTTGTTTAAGTCTCTTTTCACGAAGATGAAATTCATGTACATCCCAGTTAAAAACACCAGGGACAGGAATCTTAGTGTTATCAAGCTTCCGATGCTTAAAACTTCCGTCTTTTGTTTCATCAGTAGCGTACTCCTTCTTCACTGCCATACAAGCCTCAAAATGGAATCGGTTAGAGACCGCATCCGGGTAGGACACAGCATCAATTGCACCCTCTTGCACATTATCCAAGTTTGACGTACAGACAATCATCTTGCTCTTGAAGAAAGAATTTCCTTTTAGAGTCAAGGCCGCCATATTTAACGCATAACTAAATGTGTTTCCAGCTCGCACAAGTTCTGTGTGTGCATTGGTAGATTCCAAAAGACGTTTGGGCACAAGATCCATCTCATCGTAGAACGTCACAGGCTGGCCATAATAACCATCCCAATGAGTAATCTCAGGACAACGAGAGTAGACATATGTCTCATAATTCTTCCTTATATCTTCCCACATTTCTCTTGGATGGGTTGCAGTGAGTACAGAAAGTACAAATGGCCTCAAGTAAAAACTCTTTCCAATCTGACTTTCTCCAGACAACATGATCACCACTGGGGCTTGTCTTACTTTAGGAGAATGAACTCCAGAAGCGCCGAGCTCCAATGTGATATTTCCTAACCTTCCCATCAAGGGACGCAGTATAGCTCCAACACTAGCAGACAACTTTGAACCCGCATATTTGCCAAGCAATTCGTAAGCTTCACTCTCAAATCGCTCGACCTTCAACAAGGTTTCAACATTTCTGCCAGCTCTTCCCCTCTCATAGTCCTTCAAGAATTCTCTCACTTTCTCTACATAAGTATCAATAATGGGAACATTCGAACAAAGAAGCTGAAAGGTAGGAAAACCAAACTTCGCAGCTCCCAAATCCAAAAGATATTGAATGACTTCAACACTCCATTTAGTGAAAGCTTCCACACCACTAGAAATCTTAGAAAAGGCTGCAACCTTGTCCAAAATTTTCGCGTAGCCAACTTGCTTAGAAGGGTACAGATAAAGTGCAAGTGCCCCGACAATAGCATTAGCCATCCCGGAACCAACTTCCATCTGTGCTTCAAACTCTTCACCACCTGAGGTCTGAGAAATTGTCTCCATGAGACGCGTAAGATACGCGTACACGTCAACTACTCCCGCCATCTGTAGAATGCAACACAGCATGACAACTGCAGTAACACCCTTTGCAGGGGACTGTGAAAAGTAATACCCAACAATGCCAGTAACTGAGGCAATAAGCACAAGACGTCCTCCAGTCTTATCCAAAACATCAACAATGTGACGTAGAATGTCCTGAAACATGTCATTGAGCAAATTAGCACCTTGCGTCCTAGCGACATTCGTAACTCCTTTCGCCGCTTCCTCACCTATAGTCCGGATAGTGTCCTTTGTGACACCCTCCAACAAATCCGTAACTTTATTCACT